TTGAACTATTTTCCGCTTAACCTTAACTTCCTCCCGATGGGGAACTGACCGTGCGCTTGCTTGCGTTTACTGACCGTGCGCTTGCTTGCGTTTACTGACCGTGCGCTTGCTTGCGTTTACTCAAGCTTGAGCATCTGTCGCTTACTGTCAGTTCGTGGCCATTGCATTACTGCCGTGATCATTACTGAACCGATCGGGGAATGAGTTACTGTTAAGCGGAAGAGTTAGTTAATGATTATATTACCTTGATCGAAAGATGCAAGGTAAATTAAGTGATAGAGTGGGGACGTATCTCCCTTGAGGCTAATAACCTTAATCTTTCTTGCCATCTGCATAGTAGCTATGTCTCCGCAATTTTCCATGTGCTTTATTTGTCTTTTAATTGCATAATCCGCGTTCTCTATCTCTATTGCGTTGACAAGCAATGTAATTGTCATTTTATTCATTTCCTTACCTCCTTAGAATGTTCTCTTGTCTAACTTACCGATGTACGTTACTACGAATTCGCCATCTTCTACTGTTAATGAGTATCTGTCTGCTAACTGATTGTGACACGCTTTGTAAATTGTTTTGTAAGAACCTTCGATGAGGATTTCTCTTTCTTTGTCTAAGAACCTGACCTTTGTTGCTCTTCTGTGTCCGCTACATTCTTTCATTCTAATTTCTGTCATTTCTTTAACCCTCCTGTTTGATTTACTTATTTGTTACTATAATAAGTATACCATACAAGAGGGTTAATGTCAAGCTTTATTTACCATTTGCGTGGTAATCTCCGAAATCAATAAGATCTTTTTCACGTCCGTCGTTAAACTCAATTTTAGCTACTCTGTCATAGCTTTCAAACTCTGTGCTACCTGAACCTCTGCTAACTGCTCTTTCCTTAACCTCTTCTACCATGCGGTAGTTGTCATACATATCTGGCATATTAAGCTCCTATTTTAAACTAAAAATCTGGTTGAACTGAACGGACGCTGTAAAAGCATTCGTATCAGCAGGTTTAAATATTTTAATTTCACCTGTAGGCGTAACAACAAAACCTGTTAAAACCTCTCCGTCTACACAAAATCCATTCAAGCAACAGTTTACGGTAGGTCTAAAACTTTCAGGAAGAGTAGCAATTATAGTACCCCAATCTTTAGTGCCGGGGATTAAGTAGCCCCTGATATACAATCTTTCCTGCGTATCTTTAGCGTAATAAAGCGTTCCTGTCCAACCAGCCGAGAGAGCAAGGGCATTGAAAGTTAAGTTAGAAGGATTAACACTATCGAATACAACTTGTTCATCTAATTTAAGTTTGTGGTCAACAACTATTAAATTAGTCATGACACCTTTAGTTGTATCTTCTAAAACTGTCCCATAGTCATTATCAGCGTCAGCATTTTTTAAAAGCCTCATCTGTTTCGCTACAGAGTTTGCCACAAATACTAAAGCAGGTGTTTTATCCTGAACTGTAACTGAATTAGAGAAATAATAACTTCCGAAAATTTCCCTATTGCTAGTAATACCTGATATAGATGGACTAACAGGCGCAGGCGCTCCGTCACCTACCATTAATTCATAAAACTGGATATTACCTATAGTGCCCTTAACATCATAACCATCGGTAGATGGACTTATGTTATAAAACGCCAATTCGTGAGGATATCCAGACAGTTCCGTTCCATCAAAAACGATAGAATGAGAACCTACACTGTCACCATTTTTGTAACAATGAATTGACTGAAAGAGCGAAGCGTCCATAAAGCCTAGATAAAGAGCGTTTCCACCCGTTCCACTGTAAAGCAAGAACAAGTTTCTAAAGGTGCACATATTTGTGTCAATAGATGATTTACTTCCATAAGCTTTAGTTTTGATACAAATAGCGTTTGGATTAAAAGCTTCATTAATGAAAAGGTTAGTAAACTCACACTGTATATTATTAGCAGTTCCTTCTACAGTAAGATTCTCCCACACATCGATAAATAGACCTATTTCAGTTGCCCCTGTAATGGTCACTCTATCTATTTTGGCCTGACCGCAACAGGTTAAATAAATTCCGTGTGTTGCAATATTTTCACCAAATAGAGTCATGTTTTCAACTACAGGGTTGAGAATTGGGCCGAGTATTCTTATCATTGGTTTACCTACTGTGCCCTTATAGCGTATGCCTGTTCCATTCTCTCCGACCCAAGTCGAAAGGTTAGTAGCCGCATTGCTTTCACCGATTAATTTTATACAGTTTTTAGTGCTAACTGTATCTTTTGTGCCATTACCTATTGTTAAAGTATCCGTAATGACATAGTCGCCAATAGGGAAGAATATCGTTCCACCTTCGGCAGGTAAAGAATTAATAGCGGCCTGTATTGCAAGTGTATCATCGGTAACTCCGTCACCTTTTGCACCTTTATCTTTTACGTTTATTATGTCAGATTTAAAATCAGAACCAACCAAAACATTGTAAACTTCTCCTAAACTATCTTTAAATGGTACACTTTTAAAATACCGATCTAAAACAGCGGGAGTTTTATAAGTCAAGGGTTCAGTGGTATTAACTTTAAAATCCTTACCTGTAAATGTTGTAGCTTCTTTAGAGTTTATATCTGTGTTCTGCGCATCTGTATGTAAAGTAGTCTTCACATCAAATGTAATGTTATCGGCAGTAGCAGAGATATCACCACTTGTAATAGTAGTACCCCCTGCCACTATCTCTGTTAAATTAGCGGCTGTTACGGTTTTGTTACCTGTGAGGGTTTCCTCGATCTTAGCGGCCGTAACATTCTTGTTGATTACATTCTCATTGTAATCTGTAGATACCAGCACTTTACCGCCGTTTGCATTTTCCGTGTAAAGGCCTGTGATGGTCTCCGTCTTTGTGCCGTTGACTGTCTCGGTCTTGTTTCCGGTAGTGCTTTCCTCACGGGCTCCATTAGCTGTATCTTTGAGGTTTCCAGATGTAAGAATCTTTTCGGCTATTACCGTCTGTGTAAGATGCCCTCCGATATACTGGCTTACGTTTCCGGTAAATTTCTCGTCTTCCATGACGCTATAAACATGAACTGTGTTGTTGGTTCCGTTATCAACGTAAGGAGTCTGGCACTCCTCGCACCACATATTAACTACGTTGCTATTACCGCCGATCAACACACCATTCGGAGCCGCCCCGAAACATTTCACTTCTTCGAGGATAGACTTATTTGTGTTAAGTATAACATAGTTCTTACCGATTAATGTTGACAGAGATTTAAAGATAAGATTGTCTCCCTGTACGTAACCTGCACCACCAACTACCAGCGCGTTTTCTACTGCATGACGGAATAAGATGTTGTCTAACTGTAACTCATTGTTTACTGTGATGTTAAGTAAGTCGTATCCATCTGTGAGCAGACAGTTTGTGATGATGGCAGAATTAACAGTGATGGTAAATAGATTGACGTTGTTTACCTGAATGTCCATGTTGCCGTCGAATCCTAAACCGGTTAAACTCATTTCATCGACTGTGCCTGTAAATAGCGGCTTCGTTGCTCCGCCTTTCATGACGATGCGCGTTGTATATCTGTCCTGACCAAAGAGCGTTACCTTTTCGTTAAGTGTAAGTGGCTGGGTTAAGTAAGAACCGGAGGGGAAGTAGACTGCCATGCCCCCATTCTGGTAGGCGTAATTGATACAGCCCTGAATGGCTTCGGTATCATCTGCTGAACCGTCGCCCACTGCCGGAGTAAGTCCTTTGGGAGGGAACTTAACGTTAAGCATATAGTTCGCTAACACTTCCGCGAGTACCTTCTCGATCTCACCGCTTGAGATATACTCTTTGATTAACTTCATAATGTAGTCAGGAAGAAGGTTGTTATTCTCTACCAATTCATTAAGAATTTTTGTAACCTTACCTAATAATTCCATGTAAGACAGAGAATCATCATACACAAGAGGTAAGATGTGCTGAACCCAATAATACAGGGGTTTTACTTCTGTGAAACTTCCAATCATAATGTGGCCTCCTTTACCATAAGTTCATGAATAGATCGCTCAAATCATTGATGATAAGCATATCTATATTTAGGAATGTCTCCCTAAATTCGTTAAGTAACTTTGAGTAGGATACTCCACTTGTTTTTCCTGTAACGTGCTCGATGTAATCATCGATAGAGTTAAGGTTCTTATTGGTGTTCTGCGTGGCTACCCTATTTTCCTTGTCAGTATTAGTTGTATTTACAGTTTCGTTCTGTGTGGTTCTTCCGTCGCTGGTGGTATCAGACGTTGCGTCCGTTTCTGTCGTTGTATTGCCTGTATTATTTTCATTGATATCATCACTACCACTTACAATAGTTTTGCTTGTGTTAGTGTCGTCCACAATGCGCGCTTCGCTCATATAGGTATCATTCTTTAAACCATCTAAAGCGCCTTGTGGAGTATCAGAGAATTTGTCAACGTGTGAAACTGTGGTAGTTACATCTGTGGTATCTCCGTTTGTGCCGTGTGCTGTTTTCTGGTTTGTGATATCCTGATTGGCAGTTCCATGGTCTGTAGTTAATGATGTGTCATGCGTAGTGCCCGTTTTGTTTGCGGTAGTATCGAGTGTGCCGTTTCGGTTGGTATCTGATTCCTGCGTACCAGTTTCTTTGATAACCTCCAAGCGTTTTAACTGATGATCTCTATTTAAGTCCACGTCGTACATCGGATTGAATGAGATTAACTCCGACTTGTAAAGCTGATTGTAATACGGCATGATCTCGTTAAGTTTAGTATCCAGAAACAATTTCCACAAACCTACTGTTTCGAGACCAATCTCACGCGTGTAATAATGCTTGAGAATTTTCTTTTCAAGAATCGGTCTGTACGCCTCGTCAAAGATCGGGAACTCAAAGTTGAATACTTTTGGTAACGCTGTGTTAATCACATCATTCACTCCCAAGTAACCTACCGAAGACGTAAGACCTGCCGCCTCTTCACAGATGAAACGTACTTCTGTGGTGTATTTACTCATACTGCGTATCCTCCTTTTCCTCGTCTTCGGCTTCATCAAAGTACTTCACTTTGTTTTCCTCTCGAAAATCTACAGTAATGTTAGTTCCGAACATTGCATTAATCTGATCTGCCGCTTTCCTTCGTGCGTTTAACCTACAGAATCTTTGCGCTTCTACGCCTCCAAGATTGCTTGTGATCTCATCTGTAACAAGGCGTTCTTTCTTTTCTGTGTTGCTGTTCTCGATTCCCAGATAGGTTAATGCTTCATTCCATATCTGCCGCTTAAGTATGTTAAGCTTATCAGCTACATATGGAGCGTCAAGCCTCAACACGTTAAGTGCGTTCACATTCAGTTTATCATCACCATAAATGAAAGGTTCGTTACCATCATACTGCATCATGAGGTTTTTAAGAGTTAATCTCTGAGACTCTGAGCCTATCACCATAACAGGTGTTTTCTGAGCATTCACATTAACATCGATGGTTCTCTCAATATTGTACAGTCTACGCGCATACATTTCGATGTCTAGCATACTGTTAGTGTGAGTATAGTTGTTAAAGATAATGACACTGTTTGTAGGGTCAAGTCTTACCTGATAGCCGTTTGCGGCGTAAGCTGAACGTTCCATAGGAATTCTGTACACGTCCAGATTACCGCCAATCATTGTTTGCAAGCATAAGTCTCCGAGAATTTCATCACGGAAATAAACTGCCATGCCGTCCGAGAATAAGGTCAGTTCAAGGAACCTTTCATCTACGGTATCTGGAAGGTTCTTCCACTCGTACATATTGATTGCTAACTCTAACAGCCTATTGTAATACTGTAGGTAGGTGCGGTTATTTAACAGTGCACTTTCCCATTTTGCTTTCTTACCTCTTCCCATGTCCTCACCTCCTTAAGTTGCACTCGGTCTGTTATCGAGTGAATAGTCTCCAACTTCATTTCCATTTCTCCAGAACGTTACTCCGTTATCATATATCTGTCTTAACCTTGCCATGTCGTCGGCTGGTACAGAACCAGTTAAGCTTACGTTCTGAGTCTTGACGTAGTTCCAGTGAGGCCGAATAACTCGGTTAGGGATTTTGACTCTATGTGTAGCGTAACCATAAACGTTAAAATAGTTGTCTATGATCTGTGCAAATTCCGCACGAATATACGCGTAGAAGAATTGGAACCCCTTAATCTGGTTTGCCATGTTGATGATAGAGCCGCCGCCTCCTCTTGCCTGTGGTGGAAGTGTGGACTTATCCGCCGCTGTAGCCACAAGACTTGAGATTTTTTCGAACCCTCCCATGGCTGTGCCGCCTCCTGCTAAACCTCCGGTAGCATACATGGCGGCCGCTCCTCCTACTGTCTGAGCGATACCGATAGCCGCGTCATATGCAATGCGGTTCTGGTTCTGTGCGACCCATGCTTTAAAGGTATCCACTGTGAAAGCGCACTGAGGAAAGTTACCAATAGTTAGCTTCTCGTTGTAGTTGTTTGCCACTCCCTTGTAGTTTAAAGGAATAATCATGCATTCAGGCGTACAGCACATAGCACCTGTGACCTTAAAGGTACAGTTATCTGTGCTGAAATACTCGAACGGATAGTTTGCGGCTCCTCCCTCATTGTTAGTGACGTAAAGCATATTATATGGGGCTGTAAAAAGTTTGTTATTCTTAGGAATATAACCATCAATATCTGATAAGTGTTTATCCCTTTCGATTGTGAACGCCTCCGGTATGGTAGCCTGATAGTCGGCGGTGAAAGCTACCGGTAACATAAATATAGAAACGATACCATCTGCTTTGTTTTGTTCCGTAGCGTCTGCTATAAATGTGCTTGCTGATTGCCACGTGCTAAACACGTTGTAATGAAGACCGGAGTACACACCACCATACATTCCGCCCGCAGCGTCCTCTAAGTTTTCGTCAAAGGTAGCCGCCACAATAATCTGATACAATGTAAATAAGGAAGAGATTCCTAAATCTTTATAGACGTACTCGCCCAGTTCCAGATTCTCAGGTACAAGGTTGTCGCCCACCTTATCGGTAATGCTCATTTCCCGTTCCACAAATGACATATTAACAGTGTAGTCAAAGTGCCATGTCTGCATAATGTCTATTTCGAATCTGACTTCTGCCGTTGTGTTGCCGATATATTCCACACTTAAGATAAAAGCATAGAACCATTTGTTTCCATAAGATGGGTTCTGGAACATGAGGTAGTTACAATCATATAGATCGTCTGCTGAACGGTTTAACGTCATGACTCCATTGTTTACCCTCTGGTACGTTTGGTTATTTAAAGCATACTTTTGTTTGCTTAAGAAATAATTAAGCTGATTGGTAGCATTACCGAAATATATCGTATTCCTATAGGTATTGTCCAGAGGGACATTTTTCAGAAGCCTTATATTAGTGTTTGGTGCTATATACATATTACCGCCCTCGTCATAATAGATTGCCCATAAGTCACCTTCACTATCTATTCTCATTTCTCCGACGGTGAACCCAGAACCCTCGTTGTAAGTCATAACGAGATCGCCACCGTCGGTAAGAAACACATTCTGAATAGATAGAGTTAGACGCTTGGGACTGTGATAGTTGCTGTACCTGTCTTTTCTATATCAAACGTAGATGTAGCTGTTACGGTTAAACTGGCCGATGTTTCGTCTGCCCCTACAGACAGTAAACCATTCTGGCTGATCGTACTTAACTCGCTGTTGACAGACCATACGACTGTCTTCGGTGCGAACCCTGTGGTTTCAACCACTGCATTAAGCTGTAACATATTACCCTTATTAACCGTAGCTGTAGCAGGTGAAAGAGTAATGCTATTTACTGCCGGAGTACTCGGTACAAAAATAACCGCGTTAGCAAACGGAGAACTCGAGAATGTCTTCCACGCATGATACCAATACTGCCAGTAGAGACCTTCACCGTTGTAGTCCTCAGTAAACTTGTAAAGATTGTCAAAAATCATAAAGTAATCCCTGTCAATCAATACTGCCGGTACTGCCTTAAGAGCGGCTTTCTCATCTTCTGTTAAAGGTACATATCCAGCCGCTACATCGTCCGCAAACAGTTCAGACATTCTTACGTCGTCGATCTGGTCGAATCCGTCGATCTGAACTCTGTGACCCATGAACTCTACCTTTTCCATATTAAAGGCAGAAGCCAGAACGTTCACGTCCATGATAGCATCAAACCGTGCGGTAGTGATGATGTACTGATCGTTCTTAGGTGAGTGAGTGTATACACCATTAAGGTTATAAGTAGGCTTATCATAAACCAACTCATTTGAGATAGCCTTAATCTCGGTAACAATATCGCTTGCGCTCTCCTTTGTGATAGCCGGAACTGTCCATGGATAAAGCTGACCATTAAGAATGTTTCTAGCAAGCATATATTTCATAACCATAAATTCGTCGAGGTTATGAGCAGTATACATACTATCAACGATCTTAGCGATCAAATCGGTGATGCCCTGCCATGACAAGAATGCCTGTCTTAACTGATCGTTACTGATTGTAGCCTTGTAAAACTTCTGATAGTTCATGGTGTGGAAGGCCGCCCTTACGTCGGGAATCTGCCGTTCCATCCATTTTGTTTCTGCTACCTGTGGGTTAAAGGTGTGAGCCTTAGCAATGTTGACAAATACTTCCTCCACTGTCTCGCCCAGTTCCATAAGACCTTTTTTGAAAGGTGACCACGGGTTCCAATACATTTTTGAACTGATAATAACTCTACCGATACGATTGTACAGAGCGCTTAAAAACTCGTTCTGTAACGGCGTGTAATCCATCATGATTCTGCCTATCTTACGGATACTTTCTGTGTTGCCTGCCGCTTTCGGAATTGCTCTCTGATATGCGGCGCTGGAACCTTCCCTGATCTGGTTGAGGATTTCCACGCTATTAGCGGTAAGGTCTACATTTTTTGGTTTAATAGCCACTGTTATCGCTCCTTTCTGTGAACAATGAATCGAATGATTTTTCTTCGCCCTCAGACTCTAAGTCTGTGGCGTTGTCAGAAACAACTTCTGCCGGAGTGGTATCGCCTTCCTCTTTAGAAGGGGTCTGGAAGAATCTGTCTCTGTATTTCTGCCTCCATGTTTTGTCATTCTCCTCGTACTTAGATTTCCAATCTTCACCTGCTCGGCTGTCATAGTCGTTTAAGGTATCGTGAAAATCCTCGATGAGAGATAAAGCCTCGTCGCTGGTATCGTCTCCCAGTCTAGCGCGAATAGCGCTTAAAAGTTCGTCTTTCTTTCTAACTGCCATTACTTTCTCCTTCCTAAATTTTATTTAATGTTTCACGTGAAACATTTAAAACTTTCTTAAAGCGAACCATATAGGCATAGATGGTTTCCAGTCTGGCTCAGGGTTCGGATTAGGTGGAGGAACTGGAGAACCCTCCCACCAATCATACCAGTAACGCGCGTATGTTTGACGTATTGGCTGGTTGATGTCGCTAGGTCTCTCAAAGTTCTTTAGGAAACAATCGGCAAGGTATTCCGGCGTTTGCGTGCTAACTTTAAACTGATTAAATGACTCTGGATATTGAGTTGTAGGTATCCACTGACCGTAATTAACTGTCTCTGTGTCTATCCATAATAACTGTGCGTCTCCATCATCGTTTGCATAGCCATGTGCACTAGCCCAATCAGTGAAGTTAGTAGATGGTGTCCACTGTACAAGCCCCCAACCGAGTTTTGGGTTAGGATTAAGGTCTTGCCAAACCCCCGGATTAATGTGGCTCTCTACCTGCATATTGCCAAGCATACCGGAAATAGCTTCGACTGTCCAACCGCGTGCTAGTAAGTACCGGAATATAAGCAATGCGTTGTTCTGCATTTCTCCCATAGATAGCCAGTAGTTACCCTTAATCCATTCACTTTGTGCTCCTGTCCCATATCTCCAAAGCTCTAGCCAGTCGGTTGACTTAGAGGGATTAGAGTTAATAGAGACTTGCTGATCTAAAGGAACTCTGCTACTATGTGCGCCCATGGTGTGATTACTATCAAAAGCCATTTCTGTATGCCCTGTGCGTATTAACACGTCACCAGCTTTCCAAGGCTGTGTGGTCGGCATTTTCGTGAATCCTAACAGGCTTAAACCTCGTGCCATAGTTCCAGTAGTAAAAGGCCAAGTGTCTCCACCATTAGCCCTAACCACATCAAATCCTCCAGCCATTAACGCATACCATATAAATGACGAACAATCATAATATGTTATCCCGTTTACCGTGCGCTGATTGCGATATGCTTGACTATAACCGATATTCGGAGCGTTGCATTTCTCTATAGCCCATTCATAAGCTGTCTGAATACTTGCCATAGTACTAACCTCCATACCTATTAAGAATAGGAAGCAAATCATTAACGCATTTCTGAACTTCTTCCGCATTGTAGCCTGCCTTTTTTAATCTCTGTTTCCTGTCCTCACCGTTTCCGAACTGCCCTGCTATTACCAAAAAGGATACGCTCACCGTCTCTGGTAAATTAAATGCTGTGACTGTCATTTCTAATCCTCCCTCCCTAACCTCTCTGTCAGCTTTAAAAGCGCCTCCGTGTTATTGTTAAGAGATGTACTGATTTTATCCATCTCTTCCTTGTGCTGTGCGTCTGATTTAATCATACGCCAAAATAAAGCCCCGCAACACACGATAGGAAATCCCAAGCTACCTACTAACTGAGTTATTGCATTAACGTCCACCGCTTCACCTCCTTCATATTTCCTATATCTCATTATAACATATCGCGGAAACTTTTGGAAGAAATATGAAGAAAATGGAAAAAAGCTATTGCATTTTCTTCCAAAGTATGCTATAATATTTATAGTAACAAAGTAAATTAAAACAAGATAAAGAAAGGAAGTAACAAACATGGCAAAGGCAGATTTTACAAGGAGTATCATCACGAACACGGTTAGAGTAGCAGAGGTTAAGGTAGATAACGGAGCCGTTATTACGACAGAGTTATTACCTATCGTAAAGGTCGGCACAGCAAAGCTTTCACCTGAAAAGGCTTTAAAGATTGCTAAGGCTGAGTACAAAAACGTTATGGCCGTTGTAGTTCTCGGAATCGACAGCGTAGAAGAGGTTAGGGGAATGAGTTTCGAAACATTCATGACGTACAGCGAACCAGTCGAAAGACCAGCTTCTCAGAGAAAGTAAAACTAAACTTAAAACAAATTTGCTGACCTACCGGCACGACGGGGAGAAAAAATCTAAAGGAGAATTTAAAAATGAAAAAAGCAGGACAGGATTTCACACAGGTAGCAGAGAACGGTACACCATTCGAGAACGAGAGTTACACATTAGCAACTCCTCAGCAGACAGCTGTTATTACGATGGACGACAACAAGGACTTTGTGGCTGACTTAACCAGCCGCGAGACGACATTCTGTAGTATGGTAGCCAACACGCCAGCCGAAAAGGCATTATTATTCAAAGCGATGAACAACCCTGAAAAACGTGTAGGCGACTGTATCAACATGACGATTCATGCAAAAGACCTTTATTGCGAGGTCGTTACATGCACCAATCAGCAGACAGGGCAGAGTGACGAGTGTCCGCGTATCGTTATCATCGACAAAGACGGAACGGGCTATCAGGCTGTATCTCTCGGCGTTTACAGCGCGATCAAAAAGATCATTCAGGTGTTCGGTGTACCTACATGGGAGGAACCCCTTCCCCTCGTTGTAAAGCAAATCACCAAAGGTGATAGAAAACTGCTTACATTCGACGTTGATTTTAAATAGGTAAGAAAGGAGAATGGGCGGCGAAATAATCGCCGCCCTATTTTCAATATGATTACAAGAAATGGGATTGTATACTCATTAAAGATAAGCCCATATATCATCAGAGTGGGTGACGTTACGTATTACTTCTCTAGTAAGAACCATTTAGAGAAGTTCACAGAAAAGCTTTATGAGAACCGCCATACTCTCAACACTTCTTTAAGTAGGCGGTTCAGTGTTTCCGTTGAGGTTCCTACCTTATGTGATATAGTGCTTTATAGCAAGGTAGAAACAAGAGGCTTCTACATCACGTGCAAAGGGGTAGAATACACATGCCTAAACAATATAATATTAAGTGGCGCGACTCTGACACAAAAAAGTTAGCAAACGCCGTAAGGAGTTACAACGCTAAGAGAACGCGTCTTCTAAAACAAGTACCAGAGTTAGACGAATTTCTCCCTCCTAAAGCCTCCACAAAGGAGATTAGGGCAGGAGTAAAAACAAGAAGAGATTTAGAGAATGAGATAAAATCCTTAAAGCGATTTCTCAAAAAAAGGGCAGAGAAGCCAATCGTTACCAAAGAGGGAGTAAAGACTACCGCATACGAGAAGAAAGAACTTACCATTAAGATTAATGCAATAAATGCGCGTAGGAGAGCGGAACTTAAAAAAGCGGCTCCCTCTACCGAAAAGGGAACCATGCGAACGATTCGTGAAAATAATCTCTTACCTAAAAGGAAAGATTTGGAGAATATCTCAAAGCGAGATTGGGCTAAGTTCGTGGAAAGCGTAGAGAAGCAAGCTAAAGACAGTTACTCATACGATAAGATACAGAGATACAAGGAAAACCTGCTCAAAGGATTAAACAACGCATTCGGTGAGAAAGGCAGAACCTTAATAGACTTAGCCTCTAAGATACCCGCTGAAACGCTAGTGGAAATGTATTACAACGACCCTGTATTACAGATAGACTTTATATACGACCCTCTGGAAATGGAAGTTATCATAGAGAGTATGGAAGAACATCTTAATGAATATCTTGACAGCATAGAGTAACTGTAGTACAGGGAGGTAAGTTGCATGGCATTATACACCGCGGATTTTGAAACAACTACCGACCACTTAGATTGTAGAGTTTGGGCTTATGGGTTATGTGAGATTGGGAACCCTGACAACTTCATATATGGAAACGATATTAGCGGTTTTCTTAACTGGTGCAAGGAACAAGGGTCAGTAACTACATACTTCCATAACCTCAAGTTCGACGGAGAATTTATACTGTGTTGGTTATTCGAACATGGATTTAAATTCGTAGAAGATAGAAGAGACTTAGATACAAACACATTCACAACACTTATCAGTGACAAGGGTCAGTTCTACTCGATGGAAATATGCTGGTTCCGTAAGGGGAAGACTCGATGCGTAACCACTGTGTATGACTCCTTAAAGATACTACCTTTCAGCGTTGCGGATATTGCTAAAGGTTTTGGATTGCCTATTAGCAAACTTGAAATTGATTACGATGAGTTTAGAGAAGTAGGGCATATACTTACACCACATGAAATTGATTATTTAAGGAATGACGTTGATATCGTAGCAAGAGCGCTTAACACCTTGTTTGAACAAGGCTTAACCAAAATGACACAGGGTAGCAACGCTCTATATGATTACAAACGTACCGTAGGCACAAAGAACTTTGCGAAATGGTTCCCTGTCCCAGATTACGACGCAGACATCAGACAGTCATACAAGGGCGGATTTACATACCTAGCGGATAGATTTAAAGAGGTCGATCTGGAAGAAGGCATAGTCTTAGATGTAAATAGCCTTTATCCATCTGTAATGTATTACCAACCTTTACCATACGGAGAGGGGATTTACTTTAAAGGTAAGTACAAGGAAGATAAGCTTTACAATCTTTACATTCAGATGATAACGTGCCAATTTGAACTTAAACCTAACCACATACCAACTATACAACTTAAGAATAACCTATCGTTTATTCCAACCGAATATCTAAAGTCTAGTAATGGTGAAGATGTTACGCTGTGCTTAACAAACGTAGACTTAGAGTTATTCTTAGAACATTATGACGTGTTTAACATAACGTATCATAGCGGCTGGAAGTTTAAGTCAACAGTAGGATTGTTCAAAGATTACATCGACAAGTGGAACACCATTAAAGTAGAAAGCACAAAGAGCGGTAACTGGGCTATGCGTTCTCTAGCCAAACTTATGCTCAATGCATTGTACGGTAAGTTCGCGTTGAACCCACACGTTCAGTCTAAAATACCTTTCTACCATGATGGAATCATTAAGTATAAGTTAGGAAAGGAAGAAACGAGAGACCCAATTTACATTCCTGTGGGAACCTTCATTACTGCATGGGCTAGATACAAAACAATCAGTTCTGCTCAGAAGGTTTACGATCGATTCGTTTATGCAGACACAGACAGCTTGCACTTAATAGGAACGGAGATTCCAGCGGAGTTAGAGATCGATGCAACAAAGCTAGGAGCGTGGAAGCATGAAAGCACATTCAGTCGGGCTAGATTTATCCGACAGAAAAGCTATGTTGAGGAAATCGATGGAGAGTTACACATCACTTGTGCAGGTATGCCAGAAAGATGTTATGAACACGTTACATGGGATAACTTTAGAAGTGGTAGCGTTTACAGCGGAAAGTTAGGAATGCAACACGTTCATGGTGGAATCGTGCTGAACGACATTCCATTCACTATTAAGAAAGGAGCATAAAATGGAACTATTTTGGACTTGTGTCGGAGTAATGTTAGCTAATTTTATTTGGACTTATATTTTAGTAAAAAAGATTGACAAATAGAAAAAAGTATGGTAGCATAAAACATGAAGGTTACATAGTTTAGTTGACTAGGAATGTTGGACGCTACGGGGTGAAATCCGCCGGCATTACCGTTCGGGATAGCACCTGTGGTCAGCGAGTATGTAACCTTTTTAAATGGAGGTGAAAGCAATGAAATATGGTGCTCCGTATTGGAACATTAAAGATATCTTACCTTATCAGCGTAATTTTAACTTCATAAATGGTGAGCGTTCAATCGGTAAGACATACACGGCAGAAGGCTACTTCATTGAAAGAGCGTTAAACAACGGTGAAGAATTTGTCTACATATGTAGGACTCAGGAGGAAAAGAAAGGTGGCATACTTGAAAAGTCATTCGCTAAAGTCCTAGCGTGCGAGTTTCCGAACCAGCCCATTAAGAGCACTACTGAGGTAATGGAGTTAATCATAGAAGATGAGAGTGGAGACGTGATAGAGAAGAAAACTCTAGGTTACTGCCTAGCGTTATCAGAAGCAGTTAAAATTAAGAAAAGGTCATTCCCGTTTGTACGATGGCTTATGTTCGATGAATATATGCTGGAAGAAAAACAGAGAACAAGCTACGTGAACGGCTGGAAAGAACCTGACCTATTACTTTCGATCTACCACACAATCGACAGAGAAAGAGACTACGTAATTTGTTTCATGTTTGGTAACAACACATCGTTCTATAACCCTTATCATATGCACTCAGCGTTTAATATCCCATACATAGAAAAAGGAGGGATATGGTATAACGAAAACATATTATTTCAATGGGCTGAAAGCACAGAGGAATTAAAGGACAAAAAGAGTAAGTGTAAGTTCCTTAAGATGATCGACAAGACCGACTATGGCCAGTACGCAAAACATGGTGACTACGTAGACGACAATATTAACTTTATTGGAGAGAGAACGGGCAACTCCAGACACTTGTTCACATTCGAGTACGAGAAAGAGATTTACGGAGTTTGGCAGGATATGAAGTTAGGTTTAGTCTTCATTGATAGCAAGTATGATAAATCGTGCACACTTAACTATGCCTTAACTATTGACGATCACAAAGAAAACACGATGTTTACTCGTAGCAAATCAGACACGTTGCTTATGTGGCTGGCTAAAATGTTCAAGTTAGGTAACGTCAGATATACGAGCATGAGAGTGAAGGTTAAAGCGGAACAGGCTATTAAACTTATTTTATAAGGAGGCAGTAATGGACGTAAGCAGTTTATACCCAACTAAAATGACAATAGGTGAAGATTTTGATAATGACAGAGAATTAAGATTTAAACGTAAATTCGCTGAAATATTAAATAGGAAATATGGGCTTAACATTACCGTAAAAAGGAGAATCGAACCAGATGAACATAAGGCTAGATGATGTTATCGTAGATGCAGAACCGATGCGCTACGCACAGTGGCATAGCCGCAACAAAGAGTATTGCGGTAGTAATGACGAATACGATGTTTATTTCATAGGAGGAAAATTTTATTATGCAGAAGCAGACGACCCATACCAGTTTTGAACCATCGGATATGAAAGATTATGCGTACATAGTAGCCGCAAGACTTAATACTTTAATTAAAGGTAAGGCAGAGCCAGTTTATGACAGGGCGGGTATATGGGATATTGTAGTAAAATTCGATAATTTTAGCTTTAAATATAGAGCACCATTATGTAAATATTTTTACTACAGTTTTAATATTGATCTTACATCTAGAATTATTAGAGACAACATGATTAAAGAAATCATAGATTCTGTAGTGAACAATGATTATAATATAAATGTAACATCTGGAAAGGAGTATTAAATATGGACGACGGATATATGCCTACATGGAATGAATGTTATGCTAGAATACATGAGCTATATAAAGAAAACTTAAATCTAAGAGAATCAGTTGGTAGGCTAGATAATAAAATAATACAAGCACAAAATATGATTGATGAATTGGAAATGTTAAGAGTAGCACAAAATACTACCATTAAGGCATTAAATGAAGCACTTGACGATAGGAAGGAATTCAGCGATAAGCAACAAGAAATGATTGATAGATTGGAATTGAAAAGAGTAAGTAACTTAAAGATTATTAAGGAACAAGAAGATCACATCACTGCATTAACAACGGCAGTAGAAAACTTAAAAGAAGAAGTTGATTCTCTAACAGATTTTATTAATTATGTTATGTAACCCGCCTTCCGCTTAACAGTAACTCATTCCCCGATCGGTTCAGTAATGATCACGGCAGTAATGCAATGGCCACGAACTGACAGTAAGCGACAGATGCTCAAGCTTGAGTAAACGCAAGCAAGCGCACGGTCAGTAAACGCAAGCAAGCGCACGGTCAGTAAACGCAAGCAAGCGCACGGTCAGTTCCCCATCGGGAGGAAGTTAAGGTTAAGCGGAAAATAGTTCAA